ATAGAGACGGCGAGTGATAGAGCGTTAATGCTTGCAGACTTTGGAGTTAGCGCAATATTTGACCCAGCGTTAACCTCTTACACAACGGTGAAAGGCGTTTTTGATAACGACTACGAGTCAGTGAATGCTGGCGGGTCAATGGATTTTGCTATTACTCGACCTAGATTTTATTGCCGATCCGCTGATGTCCCTGATGTTTCAGAGGGAGATGACTTAGAAGTTGAAGGCGTAGCTTATAAGATTCGAGTTATTATGCCTGATGGAACTGGCATGACTGAATTGTTGTTGGAGAAGCAATGACTCACGTTAGGAAGTCGATTCGAGATAATATAGTAACGACTCTTACGGGATTGTCTGTTACTGGCAGCAAGGTTTATCGATCAAGGGTTTATCCATTAGCGCCAAACAAGTTGCCAGGGCTTACTATTTACACAAAAGCGGAGTCCGTTGATTACGCGACAACTGTCAGACCGCGAACGTTGTTAAGGAATTTAACCGTTTTGATTGAGGCTTATGTTCAAGGATTGTCGAACTACGATAGCCAACTCGATGCCATTTCTGTAGAAATCGAAGAGGCGTTGTATGTTGATGTTACTCGTGGAGGTTTTGCGAAAGACACAAAATTAGTGTCGTTTGATGCCGAATATAGTGGAGACGGCGACATACCAGTAGCCTCTGCTAGTTTCACGGTTGATGTGCTGTATTCAACTCAAGAATCTGATGCTGAGACACCGAGGTAACTATGCGAAATAGAATCAGAATCCGTTTTCAGCCTGAAAAAAACGGCGAATTCATTACTGTATGGGCTGATCAATTCGATATAATGGTCAAAAGAGGCTGGCAAAAAAATAAGGCTAGAAAGAAAAAATTGGAAGAAATTGAAATTACTGAAATCACTGAAATAACCAAAGAAGGCGAGGAATAGCATGGCTACTCATACTGGTAACGAAGGCACAATAAAAGTTGGGGCGAATGCTATTGCTGAAGTTCGCTCTTATTCTATTGAAGAGACAGGCGACACGGTAGAAGATACCGCGATGGGCGACACATATCGCTCTCACAAAGCTAGTCTGAGAACGTGGACAGCGAGCGCAGACGTTTATATTGATGAAACAGACACATCGGGCCAAGGCGCGTTGACTGTAGGCTCAGAGGTCACTTTAAACGTGTATTACGAAGGCGAGACAAGTGGCGACACTTATAAAACAGGATTAGCAATAGTTACCTCTAACAACTTGAGCGCGAGCTTTGACGGCATGTTAGAAGGTTCTATTGCTCTTCAGGGCAATGGCGCGTTAACAACTTCAACGGTTGCTTAATATGAGCGTATTGGATAATGCTAAGAAACACTATACCAATATAATCAATCAAGAGCCTATTAAGGTAGAAGTCCCTGAATGGGACACTACTTTGTACGCCAAGCCATCTATTTCTTTAGCCAGACTTGGCGAGATAATGGAGCTAAGCAACAACGGCAAAAGCGCGGAAGCGATGGTGATGACCTTGATTCATCGCTTGATCGATGCAGATGGTAATCCGGTATTTCGGAAAGCTGAAAAGAATGAATTGCTCCGATCCGTTGATCCAGATGTTCTGTCTCGAATTATCACTATTATTAGTGATGGAACAGCAACTGATGAGGATGTAGCAAAAAACTAACAAGCGATGGCGACCTACGGTTTTATTATTATCTTGCCGAGACTCTTCACAAAACAGTCTCAGAGATAATGGAGATGGAAGTCATCGAGTATCAAGGTTGGGTTCACTATATTGAGATGAAAAATGGCAACAGAAAACGTTAAAATTACCATCTCTGCAATTGATAGAACCCAACGAGCTTTCAATAAAGTAACATCCGGTCTTCGTCGCGTATCTGCTGCCAGTATCAATATGGGCAAATCAGTTGCTCGAAGCGCTGCTGTGGCCGCTGCCGCTGTGGGCGCTATGGGGTTCGCGTTATCTAAGCAAACCGAAAAAATTGATAATGTTGCAAAAACAGCAAGGAAGTTAGGCGCTTCAGTAGCCACACTTCAAGAGCTGCAATACGCGGCAGAACTCACAGGCGTATCTGCAACCACAATGGACATGGCTATGCAGCGCCTTACTCGTCGTGTTTCGGAAGCTGCTGGTGGCTTTGGTGAGGCAAAAGGCGCACTTAGAGAGCTTGGTCTTAACGCGGCCAAGCTGGAAAAGATGCCTCTCGACAAGCAGATGGAGGCATTAGCTGACGCTTTCGAGGGCGTAGATAGCCAGGCTGATAAAGTTCGCTTGTCGATGAAGTTGTTCGACTCCGAAGGTGTTGCGTTGGTCAATACTTTAGGCGCAGGATCTGAAGGCTTGCGAGAGATGGCGCAAGAGGCTCGCGATTTAGGTCTTACTCTTACTGATATTGAAGCAGCTCGCTTTGAAGATATGAACGACTCTATCACGCGAATGAAGTTTGCTGCTTCTGCCTCAACTACTGTTTTTGTTTCTGAGCTTCTTCCTGCTATTGAAGGACTTTTTACCGGATTTGATGATGCTGGTTATGGAGCAGATAACTTTAAAAAGAGGGCGATTTCGGCAGCTCATGGCGTGATGAGCGCGTTCGGTTTTGTCTTGGATGTTATTCATAATCTCAAGCTCGCTTTTCATACACTAAGCGCAGTTGCCATGACGCAAGTCGATTTTATCGTCAATGGTCTGCGTATTATGATGGGGGGTATCACTTCCACCTATAACGCGATGGCTGGAGTTCTACAGCTTCCGCTTATCAATAACCCGCTGGAAGACTTTGCAAAACGGATAGTCGTGGGCGCTGCTGAGGCGCGTATTGCGTTTAGGGAATTGCGAGACGAAGAACTGCCTTCTGAAGCTATTGCTCGCTATCTTGCCGAATACGAAAAGATGGGCAGGGGTGTTGTTGCGGTTAATGAAGGCATTGGCGATAGCACAAAAAAGGTTACAGAATTCGAGAGAATCAGAGCTTGGGGGCAGGCTCAGCAAACCAAACTTCAAGAGAGCCAAGCGGTGACTATCACCGATGCTTTCGCAAAACAGACAGCGGATATAGCGGCATACTCTAAAAAAGGGTTTGCAATCGACAAGGGTGTTCGTATTGCTCAAGCAGTAATGAATACTTATCAGGGCGCGACTCTTGCCCTAGCAAATTATCCTGGGCCGCTTGGTATTGCTCTCGCGGCGACCACAGTAGCGGCGGGCATGGCTAATGTCGCCAAAATTAGTTCTCAAACTTTTCAAGGATCATTCGATGGAGGTGGATTCACCGGAATGGGTTCTCGAACTGGCGGTATAGACGGAAAGGGCGGCTTTCCCGCGATCCTTCATCCTAATGAGACAGTTATTGATCACTCTAAGGGCCAAGGCGCAGGCATGACCGTCAATGTGAACATTAGCGCCAATGATACGAAAGGCTTCGACGAGTTGTTATATAAGCGCAGGGGTCAGCTTGTAAATATCATTAACCAAGCTATTAATAATCATGGCCGAGCATCTTTAGCATGAGTGGAACTTATCCGACAACACCAGTTTTCAGCTCTTTGAACTTTCAAGGGCAGTTCTTTAATCTGTCATCTGAAACCATATCGGGGCGAATGCAGGTTCGGAATATTGGCGGTCAGAGGTTTGTGTTTTCTGCGGCATATCCATCCATGACACGGGCTGAGTTTGCTCCAGTGATGGGCTTCTTAATGGCTCAGAGAGGGATGGCTGACACGTTTACCATCGTGCTTCCTGAAGTTTCTAGCTCTTCTGGCAGCGTATCAGGAACAATAGTGACAAGCGCAATTGGTAGCATAGGTGACACTGCAATTGCTGTGGACGGCTTCACAGGCGCTCTGAAGGCTGGAGATGTGTTTAAGTTTGCAAATCACTCTAAGGTTTACATGGCAACGGCAGACAGGTCTGGCACTGGCTCTCTTAGTTTTCAGCCTGCTCTAGTTTCTGCCGTCTCCGACAATGAGGCGATTGCACATAATGATGTGCAGTTTACTGTGAGGCTGGCTAATGATGTGCAGGAGTATTCTATTTCTACTGGCTTGCATTACGGCTATGAAGTTGATTTCATTGAGGCTATATGACTCGTCAAATAGATGCTGCCACCATCGCCGCACTGAACAGCGACAATCTCAATATGGCGACCTTGGTTCAGCTAGATTTCACTACAGCTATCAAGGTGACAAATTGGGCAAGAAATGTATCAGCACTTAGCACAACATTCCTAACCAGCTCCGACCTTTTAGAAATTGATGAAGTTTCAGAAACTTCTGACCTGCAAGTTAACTCCCTCAATATTACCTTTTCAGGCGTTGGTCAGACTTTCGTGGCTTTGTTTTTGTCTAATAACTATATTGATATTCGCGCAAGAGTCTGGAAGGCCGTTTTAGATAATTCTGATAGCGTCATTGGCGCTCCTATTTTGACATTTGACGGTAGAATTACTGCTTACAACATCGCTGACAGCGGAAGCACAAGCACAGTTGAGGTTGAAGTTGCGAGTCATTGGAAAGACTTTCAATTAATTAAGGGCAGGAAAACAAATCACAATACCCAACAGTTATTTTTCCCAGGTGATGAAGGATTCAGGTTTGCCGCGAAAAGCACCAAAGAAATCAAATGGGGTAAAAGCTGATGGGTTTTTGGATACCTTTCCTAGTTGCTGCTAGTTTATTTACTGGTGCTGCGTCTTATGTAGCGGCCAAGAAAGCGCAGAAGGCAGCGAAGCGTCCCAACGATGATCAGCGCGGCGTATTAGTTAACAAAGAATCTAATATCGAACAGATTCCTGTTATTTACGGCGAGCGCAGAGTTGGCGGTGTGCGGGTGTTTGTTTCGACGGACGGCACAACCTCAACTGGCGCTTATACTTGGAAATCTGGCTATGATGCAGACACGGAAGCCTATGCAGAGTTTGAGAATTCACCTACGAATGAATACTTGTATATCGCTCTTGTTCTTGCCGAGGGCGAGGTCGAGAGCATTACCGATTTGATAATTGACGATGTCCCTATAACTGACTCTAAGTTTTCTGGGCTGATCGATTATGACGTTTATTTAGGTAGTGACGCTCAAACAATGCCTACAACCGCACTATTGCGCGGCGTAAATGAGTTTTGGACGGCAGACCATAGATTACGCGGAGTGGCGTTTCTTGGCCTTCGCTTCAAGTGGGACGAAGAGGCTTTTGCTGGTGTGCCTGATGTTACGGCTTTGGTAAAAGGCAGAAAGCTATACGACCCGCGCACTGCCACAACAGCATGGAGCGATAATCCAGCCTTATGTATTCGTGATTATTTGACAAATACGAGGTATGGCAAAGGGCTTGCTACGAGCGCAGTTGACGATACTGCGATTGGAGTCGCTGCAACAGCTTGTGACGAGTCGGTCACTGAATACAGTGGTGGCGTGACCGGCAAGTTATTCACTTGCAATACTGTTTTGGACACATCCAAGACTTTATTTGATAACTTAAACATTTTGCTGCTGGGCTGTAGAGGTTTCTTGCCTTATTCGCAAGGGGAGTATCGTCTCAAGATAGACGGTTCCGGTTCTAGCCAGTTCGCGTTCACCACTGACCATATCATCGGCGGCATATCCATTCAGGGTGAGAGCAAAAGCGACAAATATAATCGAGTGACTGTTAAGTTCCCTAATCCTGACGCTAACTGGCAACCCGACACAGCTATCTGGCCTCCTGCTGGCTCCACAGAGGAGACGGCATATCTTGCAGCAGATGGAGGTGTCTTACTTCAGGAAGAGATTGAGTTAGACACAATTACCAATTACTACCAGGCTCGTGATCTTGCTAGGGTTTTGCTCCTTCGATCTCGCAACGGGATAACCTGCGCGATTAAAGTTACATCGGAGGCATTACAGCTAGAAATTGCCGATGTGATCACAGTCACACATCCAACACCAGATTGGACTGCCAAGCCATTTCAAGTTATGGGCTTGCAGTTAAATGATGACGGAACAGTCGATATTGCTTTATTGGAGTATGACTCCACTATTTACACTTGGGAAGTCGGCACGATACAACAGACTTATCCTGACACGAGTCTGGCTGATCCTTTCACTGTCGGGGCGGTTTCTAATATCGTTATCACTGAAACCACGACTTTGGGCGTTGATGGCACAGTTATACCATCTGGGCTAATAACCTGGACAGCTCCTTATGACAAGTTAGTGAACAGCTTTGAACTACAATACAAGCTCGCCAGCCAAGCAGATTCGTTTTTTGAAAGCATAATTACTGGACTTGCACGATATGAGTTTTTCAATGCTGTGGTGGGGGTCACTGTTACTCTTCGCATCAGATCAATAAATTCTTTGGGCAGCAAGAGCGCTTGGACTACAACAACTTATACTGTGACGGGCGATGTAGCAGCTCCTGACGCGCCTACTGCTTTATCAGTTTCTCAGGGTATGCTGAATATCCGCTTAGATTGGACTAATCCAACTGCAACGGATTATAAGGCGACCGACCTATATCGCCACACGGCAAATAACTCAGCTTTAGCTTCTAAAATAGCGAGCATAAGCGGCGAGTCTTTCGTTGATCAAAATATAGCTGCAGACACAACCTATTATTATTGGGCTAAGGCTGTTGATTATTCTGGGAATTATTCAGGATTCTCGGCAGTGGCATCGACAAATGCAATAGAAGTTACTGCGAGCGGTGTTGTCGATGGAACTATTGACGTAGCCTCATTTGCGGCGGGCCTTGAGCCTGTCAGCTTAGTTACTAGCGTTCCTACAGTAAAAGCAACGGAGACTATTTATAACACAACTGACAGCCTTCTATATCGCTGGGACGGATCGGCTTATGTGTCTGTTCAGGGCGCAACGGATTTCTCGGAATTGGCAGGCCAGGTGCAGACGGCTCAGATTGCCGTGGCCGCTGTGACTGAGGCGGTTATCGCCACTAATGCTATAACGGCTACTAAAATATCAGACGGCGCAATTGAGACTGCAAAACTAGATGCGGGGGCGATTACTACCGCAAAACTAGATGCGGGAGCGATTACTGCCGATAAGATAGCCTCAAGCGCTATCACTACAGCAAAGATCAGCGCGGGAGCAGTAACTGCGGCCACTATAGCCACTGGCACGATTACAGCAAGCAAGATCGCATCCAACACTATAACGGCTGGCGAAATAGCCGCAGGAGCTATTACAGCAAGCGAGATAGCAGCTAACGCCATATCTGTTGAGAAACTAATATCTAACACCTCAAAAACTTACGGCAGTTTTGAATTTGAAATGGGAACCAGCACAACGATATATGGTTTCACTGGTGCGGGCATATTCACGACAACAGCAACAGACGGGTTTGGAGTTGGAGGATTTGCAAATGCTGCTGATTCGGTAGGGATAGCGGGGCAAAATAAATACAATGGGTCAAATTCTTATGGTGGTTATTTTGCCAACTCTACTGGTGGATTGTTTGACTATAACAGAAGCGAAGCCGGATTATGCAATAACGCTCATGCGGCGGTTTTTGCAAAGAACACTAGTTCCGTCACTCAGATTAATAATACTAGCATCTGTAATGCTACCTATGCGGTTCAAACAACTGGCGATCTATATGTGGACGGAGACATTACCGCGACAGGGACGATCACTCCCTTCACCGGAATGCACGATGGATTACTGGCTGATGCTGTTTTTCCTGATATTGGCGACATACTAATAGACTCACAGCTATTAATTAAAAGAAATGTTGCGAACACTTTGTTTTTGATGGATATAAGCAGTGTTTCAAATACAGCTGCAATTGGCATCTACGCCGGAACTAGACCGGCCACTTATGTCCCTGTCGCGGCGCAATCGCCTTATGTACAAAAACCGCTCTATGAAGATAATCTTCCGACCATAGACCCGTTATACGCGCCAGACTTTGTTGGCCGTAAAACTATTATTAGCAATTCTCTGGGAGAAGGTCTGGTTAATGTATGTAATGAGGGCGGGGATATTGCAGCAGGAGACTTAATCGTCACAAGTTCTGTCCCAGGAAAGGGCAAGAAGCAGGCAGATGATATACTACGAGGCTACACTGTCGCCAAA